CTATCAGACATTTAGTTAATCATGATTTATTGCTTTGTCATAGATGAAATAATCTATTGCACGAAAGGGTCAGACTATGAAAATTCTAAACATTTTTTCTAAACATTTTCTTGATGTCATGCCAAAAGAAAAACTTAATGATGTGAAACTTGTGTCAAGTATCATAGTTGCAAACAGAGAAAAATAGGTAAAAATGAGAAAACAAATAGAAAACTATTCTCAAGTAGAGAGAATACTACACAAGAGTTAAAATGTTGATTCCAGGTCACTCAAGTGCCGACATTCAAATTTTGTATGCAAATGATCTGACTTTTCTGAGAAAAATAGCCAGAAATGACAACAAAGACAGATTACTGCTACAAGCAAAAAAGCAAGAACAGTTTCTTGCTTTTGAGAGAATTTCAGCTCCTAAAATTTTCAGAGTCTTCAAAGATGGAAATGACACAATAATAGACATGGAGTATGTGAGAGCCACTGATTTTGTCACATTCACCGCCAGCGCTAATTTTGATGAGTTTTTGGAAACTGTCAAATCTCTTGTTAACATGATAAGACTAGAATTTGAAGAATCTTCTCTTCAAAGATTCCCTCTAGAGGTGTGGTCTCAGAAGGTAAGCGATGTATTTGAAGAATCTAAAAAGCGGCATCTTCTCGACGAGTATGAAGTCTCAAGGATAGTCAAATTTTTGAACGAAGACTTGCCTAGTGACATTCTTATGGGCAGATGTCATGGTGACATGACATTTTCAAATGTCCTAGTTAGGGATGACAAAACCCTGTGCATTTTTGATTTTCTAAATCCTCCAATAGAAACACCTTATGAAGACGTCGCCAAGTTTCTTCAAGATGTTAGATTCTTTTGGAGTCTCAACAAATTTACAGGGCAGTGTGACAAAACCAGAGTGAAAATTTACTGGGAGAGAGCAGAGAAAATTGCAATTAATGACTTGAAAGATTACATTGATTTTCGTGTATTGAAGAAGTTTCAAGTATTAGGTCTATCTCGTATTCTTCCATATACATCAGATCAAAAAATAGTACAATACATCATGAAATGTATGTCACAAGAGGTGGAAATTGCTTCTAATATTGCCTTGTGGCGGTGAATCGACCAGATTTCCAGGCGTCAGACCTAAGTGGCTTTTGACTCAACCTAATGGAAACTTGATGGTCTGCGATGCAATCACAAAACTTGATCTTACTTCTGTCAAAAAAATTGTCCTAATTGCAAAGAAGAAACAACTCGAAGGAAACGAAAGCTCTCTGAGAAGAGCTTTTGAAAAATCAGGTTGCGATAAGCCTGTGGAATTCTTTTCCTTGTCAGAAAAGACAAGATCACAACCAGAAACGATAGCAAAATATCTAGAACATCTAAATGAAGATATTCCTATTTTCATCAAAGATTGTGATGGCCAATTTGATTGTCAGATCAATCCTCAAAACGAAGTGATTCTTGGTAATATCGGTCTTTTGACAGGAGAATGTGCCGTTGCAAAAAGTTATTGCAAAATAAATGATCTTGGAAGAATTACTGCAATAGTTGAGAAGCAGGTTATTTCTCAGCATTTTTGTGTAGGTGGTTATTCTTTCTTTTCTAGCAAAGAATTTCTGTCTTCTTACGACAAAATCAAACATCATGAAAATCTGTACGTTTCACATGTTATAGAATTCATGATGATGAACGGTTCTTCTTTTGCAGGCAAATTTTGTAAATCTTATGAAGACTGGGGAACCCTGACTGACTGGCAAAATTACAAGAAGACATTTGCTACTATTTTTCTTGACATTGACGGTGTTCTCTTCAAGAACTCATCAGAGTTCTTTTCACCAAAGTGGGGTGAAAGTCCTGGCATTTCTGCTAACATCGAAACGATAAAGAAGCTAGTTTCATCAGGTAGATTTCAATTGGTACTAACTACTGCAAGAACTAAGGAGCATTCTAAGATCACAGAAAAACAGCTGCAGGAAGCAGGAATTTTCTATCATCAGATTTTGTATGGGATGCTTCATTCACAGAGAATCATTGTCAATGACTATTCTCGTACTAACCCTTACAAGTGCTGTGATGCTTTAAACATCAGGAGAGACGCTGATGAATTAGGTGAATTATTGAACGACATAATAGGCGTTTCTAAATGAAAGGTCTTATTCACATTCACGAATTTTTTGAATGCGCTCTCAAGGTTCAAGGAGTTCCTCTTGAAATTGTGAATCTCGGTTGCAAACTATACAGAGGTCATCAGAAAGATGGAATGCATAGAAAGATAGAAACTTACACCGAAGATTCTCTGAAATCAGAAACTGAAAAGTGGCCACATTTTTTTGCAGATTCATTTGGTAGAAAATGAGAAAGATTGCAGTGTGTGTGTCTGGACAGCCTCGATTTTTTGAAGAGAGCTACAAATCAATATATGCCAACATTATTGAGCCAAACAGCGCAGATGTGTTTATGCACGCGTGGTCATATGAAGATTACCCTGATGAGCCTCATAAATTTGGAGGCGATGGTGGATGGAAAAAACATAGAATCAACAAAGACGCACATCATCAAGCAATAGATCTCTATAAACCACTTGCTCACAAAGTAGAACCAGCACAAAAAATAAGAGTCGAGTGCCCAGCATTAGTGCACACTTTTAACAAGTTTAAGTCAAGTATACCAAACGAGGCGTCAGAAGCAGGTCTGAGCTTGGAACAATATGCATCAAAAATCTTTGGTGACGGTCATAGTATGTGGTATGGAATCATGATGTCAAATATGCTTGCAAACGTTCATTCTATGAAGAACGGATTTGTCTATGACGTGGTTGTTCGAGTTAGATTTGACGTGAACATACAAAGAAAGTTAGATCTATTAAACTTTAACAATGATCATGTTTATTATGAAGAAATGGGTCAACCTAAAGGACTAGTTTCTGACTGGATTAATTTTGGTTCACAGCAAAACATGTCAGTATACTGTTCTTCATTCAACACAATGCAAAAGTCGGCAAGAGACTATCTTGAAAATATTCAACTACAACAACTGCCATTTTGTAATGAACTAATTGGCGCAGTCAATCTTGCAAGAAATGGAATACAGGCCGTCGGCATAAACATGGGACTCAGCCTGCCTCGACTTTAATGGAGAACATCATGAAACCAAAAATTATCATCTGGGGTTACCCTCTACATACTCACACGCACTCCTATATTCACGCCATGTGGGTAAAAGTTTTTCAACATCTTAAACATGAAGTGCACTGGTTTGATGACACAAACTTTCCATTAGATTTTGACTTCAATAATTGTATATTCATCACCGAGGGATACGCCGACAAAAATATCCCATTGAACAATACTTCATCTTACTTTGTTCACATTGCTGTCAATCCACAAAAGTATCTAAACGTTGGTGCCAAGCTCGTAGATATTCGATTTAATGTTGACCACATTAATGACTTAAATTACTCTTACACTACAGACAGAGCGAGTCTAGAAAAGCTAGGTAATTGTGAATATTTCTTACAAAATGCTGACGATTCAATTCTAGCCGATCAGTTTAGAAGTGGCGTGTCGGGTTACAGCGCGCTCTATCTTTCATGGGCAACAGATAAGCTTCCACATGAAATAGATCTTGATGATAGATTCATCAAGAGAGAAAATGTCTTCTATTACATCGGAACAATAGGTGAGAGCAACGTAAAAGAACTACAACGACTTAATCAAGCACTGCAAGAATTTAATGTTCCCTTCTATCAAGTTGACCCATGGAAGTCACCAGTCTCTTTTGAAGAAGGTCGCTCTCTGATTCAGAAGTCATTAATTGCACCCGACATTAGAGGTGGTCTAACAAGAAAAGACATCAATGGAAAACCAGATACGGGTGCAAATCACAAGCAAAATGGCTATATTCCATGCAGAACTTTTAAGAACATTAGTTACGGACAACTAGGGGCAACAAACTCACTAGCAGTAAAGAATCTATTCGGAGATTTAATCGTTTATAGTGATGATGAATATCAACTTGCGCATCTTGCTAGAGAAAAAGCAAGTGACTTAAACTACATTCGTGAACAGATGTTGTACGTGAAAGACAACCATACATTTGTGAATAGAGCGAATGCCATTCTTGAAGCTTTTAAGAGAATCAACTAATGATTGTTTCTAAATGTCCAATGAGAATTTCTTTTGCCGGCGGTGGATCTGACCTCGACGAGTATAGAAAACAATTTGGAGAGAGTGCAATTGTTTCTTTTTCACCAAACCTCTACACGTACGTTTCAGTTTTTAGAGATCTGTTTGGGCAAAACTCTGCAAGAAACTTGTTCAACGTACACTATTCTAAAGTTGAACTCACACCTGATGTCTCAGAGTTAAAGAACGACATTGTTAGAACCTGTGCCGAATACTTTGAAAGCAAACCATTTAGTTGTTGGTTCACATCAGACATTCCTTCACACGGCTCAGGTTTGGCAAATTCATCATCTTATATGCTTGCGATGGTTCAAGCGTTAACATCGCTTGAATGCCGCAAATTGAGCAAAAATCAAGTCATTGAATTATCGTGGAAATTAGAAAGATGTTTTAATGAACACACGGGTTTTCAAGACCCATATGGCTGCTCGCTTGGAGGAGTCAACTTTATACAGAAGACAGGTGATGAAGAAGTTGTCTATGAAAAGATCGATGATTCTCTCTTAAGACAATTCAACATGTTCCTTGTGCCGACTAATGTCAGCAGATCTTCTACAGATGTATTGAGCAAGTCAAAAACTTGGAGTTTTACTAAACGACTTCATGAAACAGCACATGACATGAAGCAGGCTTTAAATACAAAAAACAAACAACTCTTTATAGACATCTGTAAAGAAGTCTGGGAATTAAAGAAGAGTACAACTCCTGATATTCTAAGTTGCAAAGAACTAGTAAATTTTGACGATAAACTATCAGAGTCTAAGTCGATACTTGCACACCGCCTCATAGGCGCAGGTAGCGGAGGATACTTTTTTATCTTAACAGAAAATAGTGCAACTCAAGAAGAACTGGAAAGAGACTTACAGTGTAGTATAAGACAGGTCAGAATTGACTCACAAGGGCTAAGATCAACAGAGATTTTATGATGAACTTGGAAAAATTAAAAAACTGTCTTGAAGCTATTAGACCATCAGAAGTCAACAAGCTCAACGACCTTCTTCAGAATCGAGATATTGTTCTTCTAATCGGTAATGGTGGTAGCAATGCAGTTTGTTCTCATCTTGCACAAGACTACACGAAAGCAATGGGTTTAAAAGCTTTAAGTTTTTCTGACGGTTCTCGTTTGACTTGCTATATGAATGATTATGGTATAGAAAATGCTTATGCTAAATTCATTGAACATTTCTCTTCCGAAAAAAGCCTGTGCATTCTCATCTCATCATCCGGAAACTCAAAGAATATCTTAAATGCTGCAGATTATTGTGTAAGCAAGAATATTGATTTTGTAATCTTAACTGGATTTGATAAAGATAATCATCTAAAGACACAGTATACCAACAACGCCAAGTTGTCATATTATGTTGACTCACATGACTATGGAATTGTTGAGAACATGCATTCCATTTTCTTGCACGCGGTAATCTGATGAAAAGAGTCGGTCTGATTGCAGGTGCCTTCGACCTAATACATCCAGGCTATATTCGGATGTTTAAAGAGGCAAAACAAGTTTGTGACCATCTAATTGTTGCATTGCAAGATGACCCCACTCTTGATAGACCATATAAGCTTAAACCAATTCAAACGTGGAATGAGAGAAAAGAAATTCTATCATCAATAGTTTATGTTGATGAAATTCTAAGCTATAGCACTGAATCAGATCTCTTAGAACTTCTGAAAGAAATTAAGTTTGACTTAAGAATTCTTGGCGCTGACTATGAAGGAAAGTCATATACTGGTAGTGAATTGGAACACAACACGTACTATTGTCAAAGAAGCCATGGTTACAGCACGACAGTTCTAAAGAAAAAGATTCATGATTCTGTTTGTAACAGTAAGAGTCTAGAGAGAAGATTCAATAAATCAAGAAAGAAAATCTATGTTTTTGACATTGACGGTACATTAGTCACAGATACACAAGGCGATTATGACAAAGTTCAACCAATTAAAAAGTCAATAGAAAAAGTCAATAATCTATTTGATGAAGGGCACAAGATAATTCTAATGACAGCCCGAGGCGCTAGTTCTAAAATTGACCACACAGAATTGACCAAGAAACAAATGAAAGATTTTGGTGTAAAATTCCACGAACTAATCATGCACAAGAAGCCCACTGCAGATTTTTTTGTGGACGACAAAGCGATTAACGTCAATGATTGGTTGGAAATGGATGACGCATGATTTTAGAAGAGCAAGCTAAAAATATTTCAAGATTCTCTGTGAATCAAGATGTTTACACGCTAGATGACGTCTATAATGTTCCACACAACTATCTGACAATTCAGATCTACGATAATAAGTGTAGAATTCTTCAAAGTGAAATCTTGCCTGACGGGAGAATGGAACAGAGGCAATATAGCATGGGTAAGATCTTGCAGTCTGTTCTACAAAGACATCAAGTTCCAAATGTCTTATTCTCGTGGTGCACGCATGATAGAACAAACATGCCCCATAGCAAAATATTCACCCACGCTAGACTACCAGGTTCAAACAACGTGATTGCCCCGGATCACACATTCTTTGGTTATCCCAATACCAATCCCGACATCATCAACACGTATGTAGGTTCACACAAATCTCTCAGCAATACAAACATTGAGTGGAGCAAAAAGAGAGATGAATGTGTGTTCATCGGAAATTTATCGAATCCAACAAACTATAGACGACAAAACTCGTCAATGAACTTAAAAAATGAAGTAACGTTAAGAATCATTGACCAAAACTCTGGTGACTCTTCTTTCATATCTAGAGAATCTCTTGCAGAGTCTAAGTATCTTTTACACCTTAACGGTCACAGAGGTGCCTACACAAGCAGAATAAAATTTTTGTTAGGAGCCGGCAGCGCAGTTTTATACAACATTAACTCAGGCCCAGAACAAAATTTCTGGCAAGAGTGGTGGATGGATGAATCCATTTTCCAAAATGGCTATCATTACTTAAAGCTTCAAAATGCAAAAGAAACAGAAGATGTAATTAACCATTTTCATGACAAACAAGAAGAAATTGCTCAAATTGCTGCAAATGGAAAAAGTTTCTTTTGCAATACACTAAATCCAGAGTCAGTTTACCTTGTATGGGCAGAGATCTTAAAAGAGTATTCTAGAAAGTGCAATTTTAATGTCACAGAGCCGCAAGGTTTTGAGTTTACGCGTAATGACTACACAGAAGCAGAATAGGAAGTCAAATGTACAAAGATAAGAAAATTGTTGTTGTTTCTCCTGTAGGACGATGTGAATCAATGGGTCATCTTTTTAAGCAAGTCTTAAAGCATCGTCATGTAGTCGATGAACATCACTTGTGGGTAAACACTACAGTGCAAGAAGATCTTGACTTCATTAGTCAGTATGCAACTGAATATCCTGACTTTGTGCACCTTAAATACGGCCATGACAAGCTAGATCCTGCTCAGATGGGTCGCGCAGAAAATGTTAAGAGGTTCTATAACTACTGCGTAGAAAAGAACACTTTTTATTTTAAAGCAGACGACGATATAATCTACATTGAACCAGGTACATTTGAAAAACTTGCTCAATACAAGCTGGACAACCCAGAAACTTTCTTAACTTTTCCAACAATCATCAACAACTCTTGGTGTACTCATTTCTTAAGAAAGCTGGGCAAGTTAAATGTTCAAACTTGTCACACTTTCGATGTTGAATGGTACAAAGAGTTTTCTAAAGTTAGGCAAGCAATTATTGAATCGCCTGCAGTAATGAGTGATAACATACAAGAACCGAAACCAAGAGACTTTGGTCTAGATAAGGTTTGTCTTAGTGATCTTTATTGGGGTAATCCTATGTTTGCTGCAAGTCTATTATCGCAGTTTAAGTCAATTATTGACAATAGCGGTTTGTATAATCTAGACTTTGAAAGTTTTGTTCTAGACTATGAACCTGTTTCTATTAACTTCATCATGTGGTCAGGCGAAGATTTTTCAAAGTTTAGCGGCGATGTTAAGTGTGTTGGAGACGAAATGTGGTTGAATTTGTTCTATCCTCTAAAACATGATCTAAAAAATGCGCTAGTCGGAAATACAAGAGTTGTTCACTATGCTTACTACACACAACGTGAGTTCTTAAACACAACAAGCATTCTAGACATGTATAAGGGAGTATAAGATGACTTACGACTATCTCATCGTTGGATCGGGCCTTTTTGGATCTATCTTTGCAAGAGAGGCAACAGACGCCGGAAAGAAGTGCTTGGTTATTGAAAAACGTGAACACATAGGCGGTAACGTTTACTCAGAAAAAATAGAGAATATTCATGTGAGTAAATACGGTGGTCATATTTTTCACACAAACGATGAACGTATTTGGAACTATGTGAATCGATTCGCTAAGTTTGACACATATCATCATCGTCTAAGAGTTCATTACAAAGATAATCTCTACTCTTTTCCAATTAACTTAATGACAATGTATCAGCTGTGGGGTGTGAAGACTCCTGCAGAAGCTGAAAAGAAATTATCAGAAGTTAGAGTTCCAATAGACAATCCCTCAAATCTTGAAGAGTGGATTTTGTCCCAAGTTGGTCAGGAACTCTATGAGATATTCGTAAAGGGTTACACTGAAAAGCAGTGGAACACAGATCCTAAGAATTTACCAACATCAATCATCAAGAGAATTCCAATAAGAACAACTTATGATGACTGTTATTTCTCAGACATTTACCAAGGATTCCCGGCAAATGGATTCACAGAAATATTTGATAATCTTCTTAAAGGAATTGAGGTAGTTCTTGAAGCGGACTATCTAGCGAACCGCAGCCATTTTGACAAACAAGCAAATAAGATTGTTTATACGGGAAATATTGATAGTTTTTACGACTACACGTACGGAGAACTAAACTATCGTTCACTTAAGTTCGATAACCAGATTCTGAACACGCCTGACTATCTTGGTGCGTCGGTCGTCAACTACACAGAAAAAGAAATTCCATACACTAGAATCGTTGAACACAAGCATTTTCAACCTCTCAAGATGACTAACAAAGAAAAGACTGTTATTACAGTCGAATACCCAGATGACTGGAACCGTGATAAGATTCCTTATTACCCAGTCAATGACGTTCAAAATCAAGAAAAGTACAACAAGTACAAGCTGCTCGCAGACCAAGAAAAGAACGTCATCTTTGGCGGTAGACTTGCAGAATACAAGTACTACGACATGCACCAAATAGTTGGTTCAGCATTGCAAAAGGCAAAGAGAGAGTTGAAAAAATGAACATTGAGAATATTGAGAAATTAGCAAAGCTAAGAACTTCATCGCTTTCAAGTCTTGATAATTCTTGCATTTATAATATCTACAACAATAACTTCTTAAGACACCCGGCATACAAGCTCTACCAGATAATCGATAATAAGCTCTATGTGACTTTTGATGAAATGTTTGACTATGAGTCTAGACTTGAAGGCAACAAAGGACACTTTTTAGACTTGCTGAAGAAGCATAGACTTCCTGATATGGAGTTCATTCACTATGATGAAGATTCACTTAATACAGATCTACCAGTTCTAGTACCTGGTTGTCATGCAAGTAGAAATCAGTTAATAGTCCCGGACTTCATGTTTAAGTGGATGCCAGAAGCTAACCTCTTCGATCATCATGAAGAGATGACAAGAGTTCTTGAAGCCGCTGAAAGTACAGGCAAAGATTATGAAACGTGGAAACAGCGAAAAGAAGAAGTTTTCTATAGAGGTTCATTAAACAATCCGTATAGGGGTTCTTACGGTCGGTTAGACGGAGAAATTTTTGACTTAAAACACGTACAATGTCATCATGCCCCAAGAGGTTTACCAAACTATACTATCGGAGTTACGCCCTATGCATGCGCAAGAGAAGAAAAAGCTAATTACAAATATTTGATGCATCTCAACGGCGGACTGGATGAAGCAATAAGTGGTGCATTTAGATTTGCATTAGCTTGTAAATCATTAGTCTTCTATTGCACGTCAAATCCTTACCAAGAGTGGTGGCAACACGACTCAATTTTTAGAGACGGTGAGCATTATGTTCGAGTAACAAGCCCTTCTGACTTAATAAACAAAGTCAATTGCTACAAACAAATTGAAGAAGAAAGCTACAGAATAGCTTGCAATTCGTATGAATTTTCTAAGAAATTTTTGTCAAGAGACGCAATGCAACATTACTATTACACTTTCTTGCGTGAATATTCAAAAAAGTTAAACTATAAAGTGACTCCGCACCCTGAGTCAAAATTAGTGGTGTCTCACAAAAAACGAATTAACGCAGAAACAGTAATTGAAGTACAATATTGACAATGGAAGATTTAAAGCATTACATTTGGACATCTGGCTCTGATAAAGAAGTTGAAGAGTGGCAGAAAACTATTGACACTCCCGCTTGCGAACTTGATAGTATTGGAAGAAAGTACAATAGCGATAAATGCAACATTCAGTACATATCATGGGGACCGCCTGCAAATGGTAATGTCCCAAGAGACTGGCCACAAGATCTACATCTTCCTATTGCAGGACACAATTATGATGCAAAAAGGAAGAAAAATCACAAGGTAGTTTATGACTTCTTTGAGACAATATAGACAGGGCTTATCAAACATCGGTTTTGAAGACCAGATTTTCATACAGCGATTTGAACGACTATTTCCTGATTTGCACAATGGTAAAAACATCATCTCTTTGCAGATTGGTTTTAGTCAAGATGCGAAAAGTCAAATCATAGATTCGCTTCGCTACCTAAGACGACAACAAGGTAAAAAATTGTTGTTATTCACAAACGGCGATCTTGATATCCCATGTCCAAAACCAGAATTTTATCTTCAAGACGACTTTCCATACTCTGAAGAATATCAAAGCCTGCTTGAAAACACGGAATATGAGCAGCTAGTAGACATGTCAATTCTCCAAGAATTTAGTGATGATGTCAAAGTTTTTTGTCATGCAGTCACACGCTCAGCTCCTGGACTACATATGATTCCGCTGGGTAGAGACTGGAAGGGTCTACAAAACATTGCACATCAACGGCGCGTTTTATCAGAAGATAGAAACATTCTTTGTTACTATAATTGCTCAATGCCTCCTGTATCAGTTCATTGGTACGGTAGAATTCGTGCTCACATAGCAGAAAGCTGCTTGCAAAAGCCTTTTGTCACATGCAAAAATCTTAGAGAAAACAGAGTGAGAACTTTAGATTTTGCAACATTTGACAGTTATCACTCGGATCTTTCACATGCAGAATTCATGATATGCCCCCGCGGCTGCGGAGCAGACACTTATAGAATGTGGGACTGCTTGTACCTAGGGTGTATTCCCGTTGTTGTTAAGTACGATGGCTACAAAGAGATGGAAGACTTGCCAATTTTATTTGTTGACTCATGGAGAGACTTTTTGCGTCTTGATGAAAAGTTTTTACTCAAAGCAAGAAACCAAATGCTTGATAAAGAATACAATTACGACAAACTAAAGTTTAGCTGGTGGGAAAATAGAATTAAATCAGAATTATGAATAATTCTTTAGTTTGCAATTTACCATACTCTTTTGAAAAAAATAGATTAAGATAAACTCAAGAGGTAAAAATGAACGTAGGCTTTGTAGGACTTGGAAAGTTAGGTTTACCATGTGCATTAGCAGTTGAATCTAAGGGCCACTATGTCTGTGGATATGATATCGACCCACGCGTGAGAGAGTCTCTAGAAACACGAAAACTACCCTACAAAGAAATCTGGGCTCAAGAGCACTTAGACAAGAGCAAGATTGATTTTCTTTCTTTAGAAGAAGTGGTGAAACGTTCAGAAATAATCTTTGTTCCAATTCAAACGCCTCACGACCCTCTTTATGAAGGAATCACAAGAATTCCCGAGTCGCGTGTAGACTTTGATTACTCGTGGTTAAAGTCAGGTATGAAAAATCTATCTGACGCAATTGACAAAGAAGGAAAAGATAAGATTGTCATCATCATCTCAACAGTCCTGCCGGGAACAATCGAAAGAGAAATTTTACCATTAATCAGCGACAAAGTGAAGCTATGTTACAATCCATTCTTTATTGCAATGGGAACAACAATGAGAGACTTTCTCAATCCTGAGTTCGTTCTTTTTGGTGTTGATGATCAAGATGCTGCAAAATCTGCCGAAAGTCTATATAGAACTCTTCATGATAGACCCTTCTTCAAGACCAGCATAAAAAACGCCGAGTTAATTAAAGTCTCTTACAATACATTCATAGGAATGAAGATTGTATTCATCAACACAGTCATGGAAATTTGTCATAAGATTGGTGCTGATGTTGATGCTGTCACAGATGCGCTAACACTTGCTAATGAAAGAATTATCTCTAACAAATATCTTAGAGGTGGTATGGGTGATGGTGGAGGTTGCCACCCTCGTGATAATATTGCGCTTTCATGGTTAGCAAAGAAGCTGGACCTTAGTCACGATTTCTTTGAAGACTTAATGAAAGCACGTGAAGATCAAACAGAGTGGCTGGCAGTCTTAATGGAACAACATGACCTACCCAAGGTTATCTTAGGTAAAGCATTTAAGCCAGAAACAAATTTAGTTTCAGGTAGTCCTGCAATTCTTCTTGCGAATATCTTGAGAGAAAGAGGAAATGAAGTGCTTTGTTATGACCCATTTACCGACAAAGACGAAGCACCTAAATTTGAAAAGAGCGTCTTCTTCATTGGAACACGACACGATGTGTTCGCAACTTGGGAATTCCCAGAAGGTTCTGTTGTAATTGATCCACACAGATACATTCCCGACCAGTTGGGTGTCAAAATTATTAGAATTGGACAAGAAAAGTAATAGGATTTGTATGTCAGACTTCGGTGTATCGTACTCGTGTTATACAGAAAAAAGAGCAGTTGAATACTCGATTGAAGTACTTCGTCAAGTCTATCCTGAATGCCCTGTCTATCTTGTTTCAGATGGCGGAGGAAACTACACATTTTTAGAAGAGAAATTTGACAATTTAAAAGTTTCTCATGAAGAAGACATGAGAGGCTGGTGTCAAAGAAAAACTCCCGAACAGAACACTTCTAACATGCAAGACAAGCTGTATGCAACAGCAATGTCTTGGATTGAGAGAAATAAAGCAGCTGTTGATTTTTGTAACAAACCATACATGTTGATGATGGAACCCGACGTTCTTGTTCGAAAACAATTTAATATACCCAAAGAAGCGAGTCTTGTCGCACCTGAAATTATCAACTTTGCTAAGAGGCCAGATAATGAAGCGGGCTGGGTAGAAGTGTTAAAGAAAATTCCAGGCGCAGTTCCTTGTCCAGGCTGGAGCTGGCCATTCATCTATGCGACCAAGTCCTTCAACGAAGTATACAAGTTCGTCAAGAATAATGATGAACTTTTCAGAGAATTTGTTTTAGCCGACTGGGAGTTCGGCTCAGCAGGTGATGTAACTCTACCAGTCTTATTCGCGGCGTGCGGTTACTCAATAACTGTATTTAATGAAATAACAGATTGTGCACGAAATCGCAACTGGAGAAATTCTCACCATGCAATTTTGCATGCGTATAGAGAACAATATCCGAAGAATGAATATGATGGCAGACATGCTGGAGAACAATAAGCGCAGCCTGTATCTCTTTGAGCTGTCTGACGTCTTTGACAATCAGGTATATCTTCCCTATTCATCAGGAGTAGTTGCTTCTTATATCTTCGCCAATCAAGAGATAAGCGAAAACTACAAGCTTGCTGATTGGTTTTATTATCGTCAAGAAGTTGAAGACATCTTGACCAAAATTGAGAACCCCAGCGTTGTTGGTTTCTCCTGCTTTGTTTGGAATTGGAACATCAATCTTGCTTTAGCAAAAGCAATCAAGGAAAAGTTTCCAAACTGTCTCATCGTCTTTGGAGGACAGCAGCAGCCTCTCGCGGACAGAGTGGGAAGCTTCTTTATTGATCATAGCTATGTTGATGTCTTAGTCCACGGAGAAGGAGAAGAAACATTCTTAGAGCTTCTTCTTGAACTTCTTAAACCTGAAATGAACTTGATGAACGTGTCAGGAATAAGTTTCAATAGCAAATTAAAGAGTTCAGACACAAAACAAAAAACTAGTCTAGCTGTAATTAACAACAAAGCAAAAGATGACAATATCTTCGCTGTAAAAACTCCCGAACGCCCTCGAATGCGAGGTATTTCTCATAATCCAAGTCCATATTTGGACGGTCTGTTTGACAGAGTAGTGGCAGCCAAACCAGAAAGCATGTCATTCAGTGCGATAGTAGAATCCGCTAGAGGTTGTCCTTATCGATGTGCGTTCTGCGAGATTGGAGAGCAGTACTACACAAAGGTCGAAAAATCGTACGATAAGATAAAGGAAGAAATTAATTGGATTATTTCTAATCAAATAGAGTACATCACAGATGCCAATTCTAACTACGGTCTCTATTACGACCTTGACCTCGACCTCGCAAACTTCATAAAGCAAAGAAAAGAAGAAACAGGATTTCCACATGCCTACAGAGTCACCTGGGCAAAAGGTGGTGCTAGCAAAGTATTAGACATCGCCAACGTATTTGAAACAGCAGGTGTACAAAAGGGCGTGACAATAGCACTTCAGTCGATGAACCCTGACGTTCTTGATGCAATCAAGAGAAAAAATATCGATGGCGGCAAACTCAAAGAATTTATTGAGCTATATGAAAAGAAGAACATCTCAAGCTATGTTGAACTTATTTGGGGCCTCCCAAATGAAACCCTAAACAGCTTTGTCGATGGAATGTGTAGCATCGCTGAAATGGGATACCACAACTACCTTGATATTCACTTGATGGCTGCTTTGATTAACACTCCTTTTAGTCGTCCTGAGTACATTGAAAAGTATGGTATAGAAACATCAACAACTCAGCCATTCTTTCATCATAGACACATTGACAGTTTACTCAGCGACGATACAACAAAGTTTGTCACAAAAACAAATACTTTTACACAAGAAGAGTGGATTGAAGGTCACCACTACAGGTGGTTGGTCATCTTTGGACATTACTTGGGTCCAACGCAATTCATCTCAAGATTCCTAAGAAAATACATCGGAATTAGCTACAAAAATTTCTATACTGAATTTTTGAACTATGCAAAGTCGAACCCCGAATCTTTCATCGGAAAGCAGTACTATTCTGTTGACGAAAACCTCAGAAAGATTCTTAAGAACCAAAGACACTGGGGAGTAGTTCTTCCTGAGCTCTCAGAAATTAACTGGAGTTTTGAAGAAGGTTCTGCTATAAATGTTGCGATGAACTACGATGCATATCAAACTGACATGAAGAACTTCTTGATTAATGTGTTAAAAGCTCAGATGGATGAAAGAGTGCTAAATGAAGTGCTAGAATATCAAAGGAAGCGTCTAAACTATCCCTGTCAAAAAGTCAATGTGCACCAATTCAATTACAATATTCATGACTTCATCGAAAACGATGATTACAACGAATTAATTGAAGAGAAGACAACTCTTCAAATGAAGTATTGCAACATAGATGACTTCTACAACTGGGCAAAGAAGATTCTTTGGTTCGGTCGAAGAACAGGTGATTACAAAGCAGGCGTGACTAAACTATGAAAAATTACCAAAGCATCATCAACTGGATTTCGGGCTACGCAAAAGAAGCTAACAAGGTTTCACTTGTTGTGGGTATCTCGGGAGGAATAGATTCGTCTCTTGTTTCAGCGCTGTGTGCAGAAACAGGTATAAAGACAATAGCTGTGAGTCTACCTCTACATCAAAAGCAACATTTACACAACTTGTCGATTATGCATGGAGAATGGTTGACAAAGAAATATCCAAATGTAGAACATAGAATTTTGGATCTTACTTCAGGCTATGATGCATTCATCACAATCTTTCCAGAAAGTGAGAAGTCAGGTCTGTCCCTCGCCAACACAAAATCCCGACTTCGAATGGTTGCGCTCTACCAAATTGCTTCAAATCATAATGGCATTGTCGTAGGAACAGGAAACAAAGTAGAAGATTTTGGTGTCGGCTTCTTCACAAAGTACGGAGACGGTGGTGTTGACATCTCTCCAATTGCAGATCTCTATAAAACAGAAGTTTGGGAAATGTCAAAACAGCTTGGTGTTATTCAAGAGATTATAGATGCACCTCCTACTGATGGTCTCTGGGAAGATGACAGAACTGATGAACAACAGATTGGTGCAACTTATGCTCAACTTGAATGGGCTATGGGAAATTATCACAGGCTAAATGAGCTTGAGGGCGACCAGAAAAAGTGGGTTGAAATCTATCTAAAACATCATCGAGCCAATTTTCACAAAATGACACCAATCCCTGTTTGCAAATTATAAAATCTTTAATCACTTTCTAAGTTAATAGAACGTATGAAAAAATCAATTGCTGTAATTGGTCAAGGATTCGTAGGCGGATCTCTCACGACAGTTTTCGCAGAACGCGGATTTGATGTTTATGCTTACGATAAGGCGGGTAAGTACGCAAAAGGGGCATTGCCATCGCATGGAGATCCTGTCGCAGGATACCCTGGATCCATCGCAGAATTAATTGGTGATAATGAGGAAGATGGAACACCGGGTTTTTCTAAAGTTTATTTTGTATGCCTTCCTACGCCCATGTTTGAAGATGGATCGGCTGACCTATCAATCGTAGAGAGCGTGCTAGCAGAACTAGCATCAGTACCGGGTGAAAGAATTGCTGTTGTAAAATCAACTGTACCGCCCGGATCTGTTGAAACTTGGAACAAGAAGTTCTTAGACGCTGAACTGAGAATTGTATTTAATCCAGAATTTTTGACAGAAGCGAACGCACTTGACGACATGCGAAACCAGAATCGAATCATTCTCGGCGGCCCGCGCCCCTGGATCAACACCGTAAAGCAAGTTTTTCAGTCTGCTTTCCCAAAAGTCCCGATCATCAAGACTTCCTCAACAACTGCTGAGATGATTAAGTATTTAACGAACAACTTCTTGTCAGTTAAAGTTGCTTTTGCTAATGAGATGGCGCAGATCTGTGAAGCTCTAGATAAATCCGGATTAAATGTTGATTATGATAAAGTGGTCGAATATTCAAAGTATGATAAACGCTTAGGAGACAGCCATTGGGCTGTACCAGGACCTGATGGACACAGAGGCTATGGCGGAAGTTGCTTCATTAAGGATATTAACGCAATGATATCGATCGCAGAAAAACTCGGTGTTGACACTTCAGTTCTAGACGGTGCATGGAAAAAGAACCTCGAGGTCCGACCAGAGCGGGACTGGGAGAAGCTAATAGGTCGAGCAGTTTCAAGCAAAAATGGTAAACAGTGACCATCATGTCCCATACGTATGGTCATGGCAAAAGTCCTATTGACGTGTAAAGGTTGCAACAGAAAGTTCGAAGTCGTCTATAAGTTACGAAGACAGAAGTACTGTACGAGAGACTGCGTCAACAAATCATACTCAGGAAGCGGAAATCCATCGTACGGAAAGTCATATCGGACGAAGGAGACACATCCTGAATGGGCTCAAAAAATCAGCTCGACATCTCTCAAAAGAGAGATCAACAAGGGTGACAAGAACGGGATGAAGAATCCCGACGTCGCAAAAAGAGCAGGAGAAACACGGTCTAAAAAATTCTCTGAAGATGCAGACTTCAGAGAAAGTGTTTCTGCCTATATCAGAAAAGCTTGGGCTGAAGGAAAGTTCAATCATGTTCAAGTTGGTCGATGCAAGTGGTATGACCACGTCAAACCTAATGGAGAGACAGTCAAACTCCAGGGGACGTGGGAGGTAGCTCTCGCCCGTCACATGGACAACCTACAACTCGAATACCACGCTCACAGAGGAAGGATGACCTATACGGACTCCGCGGGAACGCAGAGAAGTTACCACCCAGATTTCTATGTTCCAATGTGGGATGTCTATATAGATGTTAAAGGTGCTTTTTTTGAAGATATTCAAAAAGAAAAATTTGATCATGTATTTGTATCAAACCCAAACGTAAAAATCTTTCTTGTCACAAAAGAAGTTTTCAAATCTTTTGGCATAGACATAACCAAGGCCGCAAAAGAAGTGCTTCAATAATCAGAAAAACCCAACTTTTGAACTAACGACTTGGGGGGTGTTACTATGTTTCAATGCAAGAAGCAACACCCTCATTTGAGATACTACCGACAGGAAAACAACACGTTTCATTTTCAGAAGTAAAGCTTTGGAAAGAGTGTTCATATCGTCACAACTTGACTCACGTCAAGAAGATCGACCTGTCCAAACCTTCTCCGGTTC